ATTCATAGGATATACGCGACCGTTGCCGTTTTGAACGTCTGCTTCTTGTAGCTTTCCAGAAAGCATCATTCCGCCATTGCGGACATACTGCTTCTCTGACTCCGTCAGGAGATCCTGGCAGACGCCACCTTCGCATAGTTCATAAAATTCTCGTAGAAGTTCGGCCATTGTTTATTCTTCAAGTTCTCCGCGGTTCCTGCGGCGGGAGCGGTCAGTGCTTGAGCCGGCAGCAGGTCCGGACTGGGATCTGGTGTAAGCGCCTTGTTCCCAATCATACTTTTCCTTTGCTATTCTTTTCTTTCGTTCCTTTTCCTCGGCGGACCTGGTACGCTGCGCCTGGGAGGCGGCGTCCTCCTCTGCCTTTACTCGCGCGCGATGCTCGCGGCCCTCGCGGCCAGCTTCCCATTCCTGCTCTCGAGCTTCTTTCTCCCGGCGAGCGCCGCCGGCTTTGGAGCGGGCGGCAAAGAATTTCTTTGGAAGGGACGACGATAGTGTGCGCAGAAACACCTCATCGCCTTTCCAAGTACCATCAGTTTTTTCAGCGTCTTTTAGGTAAGCATCTTTAACTTGTCGCAAAACGTCCTTCTTTATTTGATCTTTATGGATAAAACTAAACTTTTTTCCTTTGCGTTCTAGGTGACGCTCATAACCATCAAGCATCCACCCTAAGATTTTCTCTTCTCTCTTTCTCCAGATCTTTCTCTTGGCTAACCGGATTTCCTTTTCGCCCTCCGGTTTCTTGCTCTTGAACAGATCCGTCCACCCCTCTTCCAGCTCTCCGCGGTTCCTGCGGCGGCGGCGGTTGGTGCTTGAGCCCGCGGCGGGACCTCCGGAGCGGACCTGAGACGCCCAGCGACGATCGGCGCGTATCTTCTCACCACGCTTGCGCTCCTTTTCTTCGCCGGCTTCCCACGATTTATTGAATGCGTCTTCTTCGGCACTCCTGGCTGCGGCACGTTTGGCTTTCTCCTCCGCTTTCTCTTTAGCAGCCCGGGCGGCGGCGGAAGAGGCCAGGCGGGCTTCGCCGGCGGCGCCGGCGGCCGAGGTGCTGTCCTTCCGGTTCTTGACAGCGGCCTTGACGGCTTTTGAGGCTTGAAATTTGGGGTTGCCTTTCATAGCCATAAAAATCGTCTGGGCATCGTGGAGAATGTCCTCCTTGTCGAGAAAGTCTTCCTCCGCGCTGTCGCCATAGACTGAATCGAAGGTCTGCTCGGCCCGGGCTTTGCCTTGTTTGCGCCAAAAAAGTTCTCGTTTGCCTTCTTTGCTTCCAAAAAACTTTGTCGCCGTATCTCCGATAGCCGAAAATACATCCTCATCCAAAGCTTCGCCCTCTTCGCGCACCGAGCCATCATCATTACGATTTACTGTCTCGTGCAAGAAGTATCTCGGGTCTATTCTTTTTACATTTTTTCTACGTGCCATTATATTATTCCTTTAAAGCTTTAACGTGGGGGCCTTCACCCCCACATAAAATATGCTGCCTGAACAGCAGCGTCGGACGGGCTGGATCATCCATTTCTTCATGACTCACCTCCTTTGTGGTTCAAATTGAAACCAAAGTCATCTACAATCATACTCAATAAGTATGAAGTACCAGCGCTTATACAGCCGCAAATAAAAGCATTTACGAATGTATAATCAAAATTAAATAGTTCTGTGTATGGACTTACGCCCCAAAGAAACACTCCAACCCAAAATCCCATACAAAGGCAGCAGTGAAATAACTTGCCTAATCCGCCCCAAGCTTTACACGGGGGCCGGATCCGATTAAAGATTGAGCCGTGGACAAGCATAAAAGTCATGCCGTATGCGGCAAGTATAAAATGTAGGAGCCCCACTCTAATATCGATTTCTTAATGGATAGTAATAATAGCCCGGGCGCATAGAGCCCTTCTGAGCATACTGTGGAACTTCACCGTATTCTGTTGAATCACGATCGCTTGGATGAGTATACATATCCTCAACCTCTTTCTCGTATCGATCGGCAACTTGCTCGTGTGTTTCTTCAATGTTTATAAACTCTGAAATAACATATACAGCAGCCTGTAAAGAGTTGATGTGCTCGTTCTTGAAGATCTCGGCTTCTAGAGATCTATACATATCGCCGCCCTGAATAGATGACCGTTCTATGATTCCCTTGTCGGCCATTAATTCCATAAGCCTGTTCTGATAATCGTATACATCTTCGGTTGCCGATGTTTTGGGGAAAGTTACAACCTTCATTTTGTCGGGCATAACAGCAATATCTATCTTTCTGTGATCCATAACAAGCAGAGAACCATCTAGCGCTCGGCGCGCGTGTAACTCTACGGTTGCTTCTGGTACTCCAATCTTGATATTAATCATTGGCTGTTAACTCACACACTAGTTCTTGTGTTTTTAAAATCTTATTAAGATCTTTCTCGGTAAATTCTCTTTTGCGGAAGCCTTCAAGATAGTTCACAACTTCCTCTATTTTTTGTTCAACCATCGGAGGGTTGGATGACTCGGAGGAATTGTCCAGAGATTGCTTAAGTCTTTTTAATTCTTCGTTAAGATAAATACGCAGTTCAAACCCGTCGTCCGCAAAGCTCGTGACATATCGGGTTAGAAGATCTTTTTGCTCCTGGAGCAAAGAATCATATTTGTTATTGAATTTCTTAATAAACGAGCCATATGCCAAAGTGTCTAGTGGCCGCAAAGTATCAATCGGAGCAGCTTCTGGCTTCTCACTCATCGTATCAACTATCGCTTGCTCAAATAATACTTTCTTTTTGATCGATGTCTTGGAATTAAAGATTGCGTCAACCGAAGCCATTGATTTATAATTGGTAACAAAATTGGACCAGACTTCCTGTCCGAGCCCCTTGTTGATGGCTGCTATTAATTGAGACTGGGCACTAAAAACGGAGCCCTCGTCCAACTGATGATAAGCTTCTTTTGTCTCGTGTAATAACTTTTCTGCTACCTTGTGATTGATGTTCTTGGTTTCCAGTAAAATGTTGTAGAGTTCCAGTTCTTTATACAGAATAGTATTCTTGGAAAAGAATTCTTTCAAAACAAGAACAATCTTCTTCTTCCTTTCAGAATTGTTTTCTACAACACATTTGGTGAACTCTTTGACTAGAGCTTCATAAATGAATGCTGTGTTTCGTTTCTTATTATGTTTCATCCTTATCAGCCTCTTTTTTCTCTAACTGCTCAATAAGCTTGCGAACTTTTGTTGTGTTCTCAAACATTAGTTCTTCACTCTTACTATAAATAGAATGTTTTTGCTCTTCTAGACCCACCAAACTTCTGAAATCGGGCATCCTGATGTTTCCAACAGATGCGCCGGTCGTAGATCTGTCGCTTCGCAGGCGCTGTGATTCGGGAGCCACCATATTTCTAAACTCTCTCCGGTTTGCTCCAACACCTGTTCTCAAATCGTTGCGGCCGTCTTTTCTTACATAGTGGCTTTTCTTATAACGACTGACGTGGCCATCGTCCTTACGGGCCGGTGCGGTCAAGAGGGCCGATTCATCTTCGCCTCCACCCTCTTCTCCACCAAGTTCTTCGCCGCCTAATTCGTCTCCACCAAGATCGCCTCCGAGGTCTCCACCAAGATCGCCTCCGAGGTCTCCACCAAGATCGCCCCCGAGGCCACCGCCGCCGAGAGCCTCTTCGGCTCCCTGCTCAACCACAGCCTCAAGAGCTTGCTGGAACTTACGATCGTAGAAAGTTTCTCTCTGGTTACGAAGAATTTCGTCATCAGAAAGTCCGAGAATATTGTGAGCAACCCAGCGTTTGCTGTAGGTCCCCTCTGGGATTGCTGTGGCCGTTTCAAACTTGGTTCTCATATATTCTAGCTGCTGTAATTCAGCAAGACGAGATGGGTTGTTCAGGGACAGATCAAAACCAATCAAATCTTCGCCGCGGAAGCCAAGAGTATATAGGTGAACAACAGCAATCTTTTCTAGTTCTGATACGAAGGCTCTTTGTAATCTCTGAATTGTTCTGGCGAACCGAATATCCTTTTGAGCAAGAGTTGTCTTATCTTCGTCCGCTCCTTCGAGGTTAGTAAGATATGCTTGGGGGATCTTAATAGCAGAGAATAACTTATCTCGAAGGTATTTCACATCGTCAATATCATTCAAACTGGAAGCACCTTGCAGAGACGTAATGTCAGACCCAACTCCACCACGCATAGGAATAAAATAATCCTCTTCCAATGATAAGGGGTTGTAACGGAGATCGACGCGGCCAGTTGTCGCATCCACCATAGAGTTTCTTTTCATCTCGGTTTTTACTTTTTCCATATATTGCGCAACATCCTGGGGCGGGATATTACCAACGTCGATCTTAAACATCCGGCGCTCCGGGGCACGGACAACGCGATATGCGATCATAGCATCTTCAAGAAGAACCAGTTGGCGCCAAATGCGGCGCGCAGGATCAAGAATAGACGTCCCATATGGAGCGTGGCGATCGTTCCCAAGAATACGGAAATGGGCAACTTGCCAATTTTCAAATGTCATACCAGCGCCATTCCACTGATACTGAACATAGTTTGGATTGGTGGGGTCTTGGCCCTCTAACCTCTCGACTTCGTTGTTCGGTAAACCGATGACGGAGGTGACCCCCATTTTTTCATCGATGTCCAAATAAAGAAACAGATCACCATACTTGGTCATTGAACGAGCCCAACCAAAGGCATTGAACTCCACATTCAAAACATCATAGAATAGAGACTCAAGAATTGTTTTTATTTCCAAGTTCATACATTTTATAGAGAGCATCTTGTTATACTCATTAGATGTCGTCATCTCATCAGCATAGATATCGATTGCTGACGCAATCTCGGGCATATACTCCATCTGTTCAAAGTCTGTGTAGCGCTCGGCTCTACCTTGATTTCTGAAAGCAGCAGACGTAAAAAGATTATAATTCTGTGAGAAATTATTATCGGAGCGTTTAAACTCTTGGCCACTTAAAGATCGAAAACGACTGCGATATTTATCTAAATCGCTCCGTCGCTCCTGGCGCCCAATCTGAGCGCGATAATTTATAATTGGACCAGATAAAAGTCTGGTCAGCCTCTTGAAAAGAGGGGAAACAGGATTTCTTGGGTTTTTCTCGTTAGTCGCCATTTTCTACCCCTTTATCAAAGCAATATACATTTCATTAAAACTTTTTGCTTCTCCGGCCCTTTGATTTTCTTTCGTCATTTTGTGTCCTGTCATTCCTGGAATTGTTGTGGAAATGCTTGTTTTAGATGTTGATATCGCTGAGAGGAAACTCTTGCTATATTCTACATTCTTTTGGCTTTCCACGATTACAGTATCCCTTACCCAACACCCGATAGCAAACGACATAACTAGATCATCATTATAACTTCTCATAGCCTGGGGCCTTCCTGCTTGCCAAATAAAAGTCTTCATTTCTGAAAGCAGACGATTTGAATTAATCTTAATTAGTTTGTTTCTCATAAACTCTTCCATCTTTGCTACAATCAAAGGTCTCGTTTTTGAAGATGTCGTGAAGCCGGGAATAACATTGGATTGCCATTGTGCAGCAACCGGATCCACGTATTGATGGTCGCCCTTCCGAGAGTGGT